GTTGCGTACACGCACCCCACGGGCCTTAAACCCTGCTGGGAGGTTGGCTAGTGTGCCAGCGTCAATAAGCTGCCTGAGAAGGCTCGTGGCTGCTCTGCCGAGGCCACCAATCATATGCACCAAACCAAACCCGTAGAAACCCAATCCCGGCATAAACTTGTAATGCACAAAGAACTGACGCTTCTTCTTCATCATATCGTTGGGATCGTAGTTGCGGCGGATCGCCAGTATCTTGCCCGATGAATCATCCAGCGTAACAATATACGGCAACTTAATACCCGTTGGCTCATTCGTCCGCGGGTCCATGTCCTCAAAACCCTCAAGGTCCAATTCAGCATGGAACTCCAAGATGGTCAGAACATCGTCGCTATAACTCTTAGATAAACCCTCAAGCTCATTGACCTTCTGACGAACAGAATCCGCCTCAACATCATCCGATACCTTCAGATCAATGTCCCGGTAAATCCCACCGTACTGCATCTTGGCAACATCGTTCATCTCCATGCGGAGAACATGCGTCACGCGGCTGGCAGTCTGCAAATCAGACGCCGAATACGGAACAACCAAGTCCTGTGCAGGAATAAACTTAGCAACCGCACGTTGCTTAGTAGGGTCAAAGTAAACCTTCTTAAACGTAGAACCGCTCAAGGGGAGATAAAACAACATTTGATCCATATCGGGATCGTACTCTTCCATGACCTCAGTAATCTGATAGTTCATGAAATCTTTAACGCGCTTGGCCTGCTCCTCACGCTGCCGATCCTTCAATCCAACAACGCTAGTCCGAACAGGACCGCCAGACGGTAATAGCTCCTTGTAAGCGTGTGCCTGAAACTGCGTCACACTCTCCGTTATCATTGGGTGAGTTATCCCCGATGCTCCCTGAAAGGGTGTGCTGCGCTCGTCACTCTTCAACCCCAAGAGGTCTAAACCCTTAACGTAGGTCTCCTCCCACTCGGATCGTGACTCAAGATCATCCTCGTAAAATCCCCTAAGTTCCGCGGACAACTCGCCAAGATCGCCGTCTTCCAGATACTCAGCCAAGTTTGCGTCAAACGGAATCAATTCTTCCTGCGGCATCTCTTGAGCCATCGAAATAGCCTGAACAATCGCGCCACCACGACCGTCATCAATAACTTCTGCCCCGTCTGGGAACTCCATCGGAACATTTATAGGAACTTCTACGTCAGGAAGTCCCGCTGTATCATTCAGGTCTAAGCCCGGTGCAACCATGTTGGGTGGTAATGCCATCAATAATACTCCCGTTGCCGGGGCCTCCATTCTGATTCATCTTCTTCTTCGCCGTCCAAAGCGATAAATCCGCCTTGCCGAAACCGCATTAATGCCAAGGTCATGCTATCACAAAAGTCGTCATGATCCCCATATGGGAACGAAACAACCTCTTCTATGACCTCATCAGAGAACTTTTCGTGCATCGGAGCCCATACCATCCCCGCTTCAAACAACGGGGCAACCATGTGCATTCTCGTTACCTTATCACTTCCTTTGCCCGGTGAGAACCCCAAGGCTGGAATGCCCTTCAATCGCAATTCGTCTATCAAAGGCTGTCCAGTGGCCTTTGCCTCAACAATCACCATGTCAGGCTCCCAATATTCATGTTCCTCATGGGCAACTTCTTTTAACTCAGGGAAATTCCACCTACCCCTACGCGCATCCATCAGAATTATGTTGTCTGGACCGCCATCTTCCGGTTTAAACACGCCCCAAGTCGTAATCGCACTGTAGTCAGCACTCTGCTTCTTGGAAAAGGCCGTGTCATACGCCTGTAACACGTACTCTAACCGCGGAATCTTCTCTTTCTCCCAATCTTTCCACCACTCCCGCTTAATTATCGCAGATTCCGAACTCGTAGGGTTCTGCTGCCACTGTGCATTCCACTTGGCGACAGGTAATGACGCCTTGATCGACAATAAAGCGTCTTTTTCCCAGAACTCAGGCCACAATGGCTCGTCACTAGGCATAATCGCAGGAAATTCTACAACATCCCACTGATCAGACATGATGTCCGACCCCTGTTGCGCCAGTAATTGACCCGTTAAGTCCTTCTTACCCCAACGAGTCATAACAATTATAATCGCACCGCCCGGTTGCAAACGCTGGCGAGGACCAGAAGTGTACCACTCATACGCATGGTCAAACGCAGTAGAGCTTAACGCATCTTGCTCCGAATGTGGGTCGTCAATAACAAGCAGGTCCGCGCCACGGCCCGTGATGGCCGCGCCAACACCCGCCGCAAAATACTCCGCGCCCTTGTCCGTGCCCCAAGTACCCGCTCCCTTGTTGTCCTCTTTAAGATTCGTCTCAGGAAATATAATCTTGTACTCAGGGTCATCTATTAAATCTCGTACCTTGCGACCAAACCGTACCGCCAACTCAGTGTTGTGCGTAGCCTGAATGATTTTCAATTTAGGGTTTCTACCTAGAAACCAAGCAGGCATCAAGTAGCTTGCAAACTCAGACTTGGAATGACGAGGCGGCATGTTGATAATCAACCGCTTGAGTTCCCCTCGCGCAACAGCCTCAAGTTTTTCGGCAATCACACGGTGATGGCGACCCTCAATGAAGTTGTCATACACATGGTGTACAAACGGTAAGAACTTCTCCTGCGCTTCCTCACGCAAATCCATCCGCCTCTTGGCCTCAGTTAAGGCCAAGATTTCCTTTAATGCTTCTTCCGGTAAGGCTTGTAAATTCACCCAGTCTGCATCCCTGCATTACGCTGAATCTGCTGCTGTAATCCAGCTAGTCCCTGCGGAGTTTGTTGCGCGATTGTAATCGGTTGCGTATTCATCATAGGCATTACAAAACCATTCGGCGCAGCAGCAGGTAATCCAGCCAAAGTCGGAGCAGCAAACTGCGTGTACTGAGTATTAACTACAGGAACCCCAGTTGTAACACCCGCATCTATCACGTCTGGAAATCCCCCGCCCGGGGGCGTTGGAATACCCGCACCCGCAACAGCACTTGCAATTATCTCACACCGCTGTTCCGCCTCGTTAAAGGTATAACCCTCTGGACACTCGAAATCTAAATCACGAATGCGCTGCCCCGTAACCGGATCACGGGCGTCACCCTCACGAGCTTCCTTGCGGTCCACAACGGCTTGGGCATCGCTTGCCTCTTGTGCGTCCTTTGTTATTTGGGTTCTGCTTTTAAAGTTTTTTAAGGCTAAGTCCAACATCTCTTCAGGTATCGGATCGCCATCAGGGTCTCCGTATTGTTTTGCATACGCCTTTTTAAATGCGTTATCTTCGTTACCCGTCAAGGCGTTCATAATACCAGCAAGCAGAGAGCCCGAGCCCAAAGCCAACTCTTCCCTAAACCCGGGAGTCTTGTTGTCTCTAAGGTAGGGTAATCCCTCGTACCTTTTATTGTAGATATCACGGCCAACCTCGTCACCAACGTTTTGTGGTCCCACAGCTACGTCGAAATTGTATGGTGTGGACGCTGCTACATTTTTTTCAACTTCAGCAGCGTCCTGATTACCAAAAGGCTCACCCGTGGTAGAAAATCCTGTACCCCTGAACAAGCCATCAGAAGTAGGTATGAATTTGCTATCGCTACTGTACTTAGCCTCTTTAGCTCTTCTAGCAGCCGACTTGGGACTAGCACTAAAGCTTGATCGGGTCCCAGCCTTGTTGTTGTCGGCCGAAGTCAGCCGAGGATCATACCCTTGATCTAGTGCGTACTGCCTATCTCTCTCAGCAACTACGGCTTTGGTTGGTTTTCTGTTCTTTTCTAGTTGTCGTTCACGTGCCTTGCGTTCCTTGGCGGTAACTCCCGCGGAAGAATCTCTTGAGGCTTCTTTGGCGGTCAACCTCCCAGTAGTAGAACCCTGAGAGCCACGGCCACGATAATTAAATCCCTTAGAATCCCCGTAGTCAGCAAAAGCAGGAATACCGCCCGGTCCCGGCTGACCAGTGCCACCCGCATCAAGAAGCATCTGCTCCTCCTGTGGATTAATATACGCCAACTGGTGAGGCTGGTTTGCAATCACAGTCTTGCGAGGAACCGCCTGCCCACCCTTCTTCATGCCCTTGCGTTCCGGTAATGGTATTCCAAATAAACTTCTCATCATGCTATCCTAACATACTCTTCGTACCAAAATTACTCATCGGGTCAGAACCCCGTCCCCGACCCTGAGATACCTGCGCCAACTGAGGGACCTCTTGGAAAGAAGGACCCTGAAATCCACTCGCCAACATTCCCAATCCCTGCCTCACAGCATCAACGTTATCGCCACTAGACTCCTGACTCTTACGAGCCTTGAATAACTCACCAGCAAACTGACCGTCAGGATCAGATATACCCTTCTCCGCTAAACTTGCTGAAATCTCAGCAAGACTCGCCGCATCCGCTTCCAACGATGCGTTCTCGTCAGCAGCATCGTCGCCAAAACCAAAGAAGTTCAATATGCCATTCATTATCCCAGTTTGAGGAACAGTGTTAGCATCTTTAGGGGCAGCACTTACAATGCCAGAATAATTCCCCTTGTCAGGCAAAGGCATCGGTTGTGGGTAGTTCGCCGCCAGTATCTGAGCCTCAGAACTATCCTGAGTAGGGGGGAAAACACTATTTAAATCCCCATCAATAGCGCCGTTTTGAGCCTCAAGAGATGCTATCTGTGATTTTTTCGTAAAGGGATACAACATAGGACGAATCCCATTTTCGTCAGCAACACCCAGAACCTTGTCAACGTGACTAGAAGTTTTAGGAAACCTCTCCCTGTTCGTTAATAATTCCGTACCGTGTTTTTCACCATTCCCCGGTCCCGCGTGGTAAGCCGCAATAGCCATCGGGTAATCACCAAACTTGTCTAACATTGCAGCCAAGTATTCCCCACCAAAACGAATGCTGTCCTCGGGATCAAATACATCCGCCAAAGCCGTAACACCATAACCGGGGTCCTTGGCCGTGCTGTCCAGAGCTTGGGCTAAACCCTTAGCGACCCCCGCACTAGTCATCTCTCCTTCGGCTAAATGATTGAAACTGGACTCTTGAAAAAACATATTGTGTAAAATAGCAGGATCAAGGCCATACTGTTTTGCGTATTTATTTATCCAACCCTTGTACTGTTCGCTCATGACATCGACCCCATAAGACTAGCCAAACCGCCATAGGGCATCTGATTGGGAG